GTATGAAAGCCAATGAAGCCTGCCATACCTGTGATCAATACTTTCATTCAAGAATTCCCTGTTTGACAAGTTGACGATAATTTTCGATCTTCGGGCGCTTCGGACCACCTTGAGTAACTTTTGGACGAATGTGAATAATATAACCACTGTCTACATCATTCTGAAAACTGCTGCGATTCCACAAGTCTTTTTTCAGATAAGTGTTTTCGCCCACTTTCATATTAGCACGAACTGCGAGACGATGCATAATACCTTCGTCTTCATAGTTATTGTGGAACTGATTCATTTCGCCATCATCCATTTCTTTGCGCAGTCTCTGACGCACTTCACGCTCAAGGCGATAAATCGAACCACCCCAGTACGGATATTTAGGATCGCCGAGTAATGGAAATCTGCGCTGTAGATTACGCACTAGCGTTTCTTGAATGCCGTAATGACGACCAATACCTTTGTCGTCTGTGAAGATATTCTTCTTCATACCTTTGCGCGTGAACATATCGATATCGATCATGACCACGGTATCGTATTCGTCGAATTGTTCATCAAGCATGATCATCTTTTGACACGGCGGGCTCAGATGCGGGCGAAAGACATTGCCGCGCACAAGATGATAGTCAGCACCGCAGAACTTTGCGTATGCTTCCATGTTTGCTTTTGATAACTCTTCTAGCTCACCAAGATTGCCAGTGTAATGCTGTAGAATAATGTTCTTCACTGAAAGAATTTTCCTAATACATTTTTATCATGATTGACCCAACCGTCAAAGCATCGATGACGATTACCATTTGGCTTGCTTAACACTTGATACCAACCCATTTCTGCGGGATGCAGACGTTTCTCATTATGCAACTGCTCAACATATTGACGATTGATAAAACTCATTGGATGAATAATCATCTGATCGACAATCCAGTGATGATGACGACCCGTCGGGCTTGCATCAAACTCATTTAGTTTGTCAAAGTAATTCTGCTTCGTAGCAGAGAATGCATTGATCCGATTGTTCTCAAATGCGTCTTGTATATAGGATTTGAAATTTGCGTGTTTGTAGATCCATGTATCGAACCTTGCACGAATGACAATATCATATGAGTCTTTTATAGTATCACACAACCATGCATGAATCAAGTGCTGCTTTGTGTGATGCGCAGTCCACTCCCGACGCTGCAGACCACCGCGCTCAATAAACTTCTTTGTTTCGCCAAAACGATTTGACTCCCATAACTCTTTGGGAATGTCAAAGTATGGATGATAGTTTATTTTTGGTTCGGGATAGTATAGACAGTTTTGATTTGGAAAGTTTTGTTCGAATGCACCTGTATATGAATCCCAGGTGGCGTAGTGAAAGTCATAGTCAGGAAAGAACTGCTGAAGTCTGTCATGATTCTTTTTTAGATTTGTGTTAGCATTCTTACTAGCACATACGCCAGAAATGCACACCGCAACTCTCATGTCAAACTCGCTTGAAGAAATGATCTACATGAAATTGATCAACTTTAGTATAATTCAAATCTCTCAACAATGCAAAACATTCTTCGGTATTAGGGTTTAGATTGTTAAACTCAATCTGTAGTAAAGGCCAGTTATTATTCTCAAGAGTCTTTAGCATGCCTTTGAGGGGGCGCAGAACATAGCCTTCGGTGTCAATCTTGATGAAGTCTATATTCGTAAACTCATAATTATCAACAGGAACTGCAGACATTTTTAGTTCTTTAGGATTATATCCTGCGCGAGTCTTGTAGTGCTGTGTTTCTTTTGTCAGAATCATTGACAGACCAGTATTACCTGAGCGTGTAATCATAGTCATTTCTTCTACTGCATCAGAGGCAGCATAAGGATAAATTTCTAGATTCGTCACATGACTCAAATTTTGTTCTAGCAATTCTGCATACAGTGGTTCAAAAGTATAAACTTTTTCAAACTCGTTTGCATAGCGCAGCGCTGTCGTACCTATGTGCCCACCAATGTCTAGACACCCGCGTCTGTTTTGAAGATGACGATCCGCAATCTCCCAGTCAGGTAGCGTCATCGAATACAGCTCACCACGATCCTTGAACTTCTTATAGAAAGTGTCGCTCTTTGGTAACTTCCAATCTTTTGGTTCTTCAAACATCAGATTTAAAATTCTTTAAGTAGTATTCAAGGTCTTCGGGCGTACCTAGCCCCCACATACCTTTGGCTTCGTGAATGCGAATTTCTTTTCCGTCTTCAATTGCTTCGTTAAAGACAGGGCACACATAAAATTCGTTATTGACTCGCACATTTTTTTCGATCATTTGCTTGGCATACTTGACGAAATCAGAGCCGTGTTTCCAGTAGTAATAGCCAACGGTCGCGTTATCACTGATAGGATTCTTTTCTGCAACTTCCGTAACAAGACCTGTCTCTTCATTCACTTCTGCGAACGACCACTTGGGATGAGTTGCTTTGAAAGTGACGATACCGCCGTCCGCTTGAGTCTCTTGCATTCGATACATAAACTCGACCGGATCCCACTCGACATACTGGTCACTGTTTGCGAAGAACAAAGGAGCATCGTCGTCAATGAAATACTCTGCAAGGAGTGCAGTACAAGCGGCGCCTTCTGTCATACCATCAGCCACTACCATAGTACAACCTGGTGCAATTAAATTCAACATCGTGTGGAGATTATATTCTTCTACATGGTCTTTCTGAACCACGAAAATATAGTTTGCGTCTAGCCCTAGATTCTCGACCACTCGCTGAATCATGGGCGCGCCATTCACATCAATGAGCGGCTTGGGAAAAGTATAGCCTGCTTGAGCAAAACGAGAGCCAGCGCCTGCCATAGGAATCAGTACGTTTAGTCGATCATCTTTCCACTTATTCACTATAGGCTCTCCATTAATCTTAGGCATGATATTCTCGACCGTCACTTGCGACGGATCCGTTACTCTTATATATTTGGCTCTTGAGCGCTCAGCCGCCAGCAAACCAGGTGGTGAGTCTTCGACAATGATAGTCTCGTCGGGCAGACACTTCATCATCGACATGGCTTTCCAGTACATTTCTGGATGCGGCTTGCTATTCTTTACATCTTCGTTTGATATGATTACAGAGCAGTACTCTATTAAATCAGACTTTGCAAGCGCTGTCAAGACCGTTTGTCGAATACTGTTTGAGCAGACACCAATTCTATAACCATTTACAACCAATTTTTCAAACAATTCGACAATCTGTCTTTGCGGTCTGAGATTGCGAATCTCTAGTTGTGTTAGCTCTTGCTTTTCGTCGTAGACTTTATCGTGTAACTCAAGAGGCAAGCCTTTATTGCGCGTCAGCATTTCAAGCTTCTGGCGCGTCTTATGACCATCATAGATGTTCAGATGTTCTTCGGGTGTAATTGCATACTCATAGCCAAGCGCTGTGTTTAGCGTCTCGTAATGAATATGCTTAGCGTCAATCAGTACGCCGTCAAGATCGAACAGTATTAACTTGATCATATTGATTCACATAGTCAGTGCAGACAGCAGCAAAGTTTTTAAATTGATTCTCATTCATTTCATATAGCGTCGATTCAGGCATGACAGCAACGCTTATCATTTCAGAAAAATACGGAACAGTTTTACCAGGATATGCCCAGATCCAGTTCCAACTTGTCAGTGTGTATTCGTCGTCTTGATGCCAGAAATAATGAAAGCCGTCAGATATCGCTTCATGAAAATACTGCAGAGCATAGATGTTCTTGCAGTGAATGATAAGATTTTGTGCGCGCTGTTCAAAAAACGAAAAATGTATGTTATGTTTCTTTTTGTCCGGCGGATCGTGCGACAGATAGAACTTACCGTCAATACGCCAAACATCAACTTCGCAAAACAGGTTTCGTTCTAGAACAGAATCAATTGCGACAGGCGTATTCTCCTGTTCAGGATTTGGTCCGTCAACATTACCTCTATGCGAAATCAAAATCATATTTGCTTCATCAACTCTTCTACATTTTCGCCTTGCGCGGGCAGCTTATCTTTTAGAAAGAAATGCACAAAGTCGCACTCTTGTATTTTTGAGTTTGCGCTAAACAAACCGTTCCAGCGCCAGTGCAGTGATTGACAAGGTACGTTGTATTTCTTCACAAAATAATTTAGCAGAGTCTGATCCGTGCTCCATTTCCACGGACCTTTACCATTCACAAAGTCTTGAAACTCTACGCGCTGTAGAAACTCTTTTGCGGTCTGCCCTTTGAGATATGGCTTGAACTGCTTTGTGTTTAGAACCATCAGACCCATATTGAAAAACTCAAAGCCAAGACTGTTCGGCTTGAAATCTAACTTATTGTTATGTAGCAAACCATATTGCATTTTAGAATAGTTTACGATCTTCGCTTTGTACCAATCATGAATAGGCATTTCTCTTTCGATGACTGCACCAAATGCGTAGTCTTCTAACACGAAATCAAAAATGTTGTCAGCGTCGGGTCGAATGTAAATGTCAGCATCAACAATTGCGATTTGGTCATAATCATCTAGCAAGTCAAATGCATTTTCTTTCTCGTAAATAGGCAGAAAGCCACCGTGTTTAGCAGTAGCGTCTTTGCTGCGATTGCTCATGAAAGGATCGGGTGCGATTCGTAGCGTAGGATGTTGTTGCACATAATGTGTAATGTCGTATTTTTTGCAGTAATCAGCCACGCTTTGAATACAGTGCTTGTACAACTTAGAATCTTTTGCTTTGCCTAGGCACACTTGATAGATCAATCGTTTCATAGTAAGCTCATTTCTTTTAGTTTTTTATAGGTCTCTAGAGAGTCGTCTGTGTTTCGTATGATTGCAGTTAAACCATCTATGTTAACATGTTTTCGGTGGCGACACAACATTTCATACCAGCCAAACTCAGCACCTGATAGCTGCTGCTTTGCATACATTTCTTCTGCATAGCCAATTGTGTAATCTGATTCTTTAAATACAATTAAAAAATCGGCTAGGTACTTTTCGTATACAGTATGATTTATTCTGTCTGTGTCGTTCTGGATCACGCAATACAATCCACGATCCACAAAATTCTTTATGGCTCTCCTACGAGCCGTAACTCTCTCATATCTATTACCGCCGTTAATACCATAGTACTTATTCGGTACTGTAGCGACACCTATAACGTTTTTTTCTGCAAGCTTTAGTATCTCTTGCATCGGAAAGTCTTCGTTTATGTACGCATCCCATCGTGTTCTAATATAAAAGTCATACTCTTTAGGCACCTCTGAGTACAGCGCAGAGAAACCAAGATGCTGAAAACATGCTTTCATTACAAGTTGTTTTTGTGATTCAGTTCTTGGTGTGTTAGAGAGTCTTTTTATAGCCGATATATCGCCTGGATGTCTGTCTCTAGCAAGGTGGTATGGATTGTAAGACGTTCCGGGCTCTTTTACCCAGAGTATATCTCGGTTCACATTTTTGAATATGTGACGATAAAGTTTAGTGTCCCATGTTTGATAATAGAAGTCACAACCCGAGAAGATTCGTTCTATTCTTTCTAGGTTTTCTTGCAGGTCCGATCTTCTTAAATATACTGGAAAAACACCAGAAATTAGAACCGCGACTTTTTTATCCATGCCGTATCGTAGTACCAATATTATCGACAATCAATTGTTGACAGAAATGGATTTTCCAGTTACCACCATGCTCATTAATCTTCGAATGGATCAAAGCATCGCTATTATAATTAATTTCAACGCTGCCAGACTCACGATACAGTTCGTTTGCAACATCACGAGTTAAATAATAGCCAGCACCTGCTGTTGTTGCTATCGAACCATCTTTAAGCATAGCATGGCACAATCCCATTGCTTTGACGTTTTTAAAAATTGCGGGATCGATAGGTTGAATCAAAAGGGTATCATGTTCGATTACTATGATAGGTGATTGTTTGCGCCGAGCAATTTTCCATATTGCACGATGACTATACCACACTGCTTTTTCTGTATCTGTAAACTCGCGCGCCCGACGAAGACTTGGGCGAGTTTTCAAAGCAAAGTTCAATTGCTTTTCTTCATGCATTGTTTCGGGCGTAACAGCATTAAAGTATTCAATGTTAAACCCGCGATCAGTCCAAGACGTTTCGACACGCCCACGATAGTACATCGAAACAGGATCGTTCGGCATGACAATCATAAAAACGGTTGGTTTTTTAGATGCGATAGTCATTTAGATCAAACTCTGTGCCGTGCATCTTGTACAGATCACGCTCATGGTTCGTATACACAAGCACTTCGGGATCGTCAATTAGAAAATCACAGTCTCGACAATACGAAGGATAGTTGCCCGTACGATGCCCTTCTCTTAGCGATTCGTACTCTGGACCTTCGACAATTTCCTGAATGGATAGCTCGCTCGTGTGACCAAGAACTGCTTCTGCGTCTCGGCCGAGAACTTGACAGCAAGGAGCAACAGCACCCCGTTTGCCATCAAGACCACCAGCGCGAATAACAACATCAGGGCTAAATGGGCGTCCACAAGTTTTTACTTTACCCTCTCTTTCATATGATGGTTTATAGGTGCCGCTCCAGTTGTGAAGTTTCCAAATCTCTGTCTTCACACGCAGTGCAGCCACCAATTCTTTGTACCTATTTAGTTGCAATTCTTGTGCGTTCGGCTCTTCTTCTGTAATTAAATGATAGGTCGCAACCACACATTCACTACCGGATTCTTCGACATACTTTTGCATTTCGACAATGTTTTTACAGATGGTTTCAAAGTTACCGCCTTTTGTGTTATACATCCACTGATCATATTCGTCAGGAGTAGAACCAATAAACGAAAACCGAAAGAAGTCTAGCCCTGCATCAACGCACTGCTTCATGTAATCGCCATGCATGCGCAGACCATTAGAGAATGCAAATGCTTTGGCGTTGTACTTCTTGACAATCTTAATATATTCGAACAGTTGACGATTGAGCGTAGGTTCACCCGAGCCTTCTAGATTGACAACACGCAGCCCGTGCTTTGCGCAGTCGCGCACATTGTCTTCGAATTCAAGCAGTGACATTCTGGTGACAAACTCTTTTTCTCTACCACCTGTGCGCTTATCTTGAGGGCACATAGAGCAAGAATAATTGCAACCACCTTGAACTTCAATTACTGCTCTGTCAATCTTCATAGCTCAATTCTCTCAGAATAAATTTTTTATACCGATTCGCTCGACGATCCATATGTTTCAGTATGTATGGTAATTTATTTAGGTAAGCAAATAAATCATTTGTTGGATCATCGGGTCTGTAGAAATGTACTCCCTGCTGATTATGTACTCCAATCACAGAATTATCGCCAAGCGCAATGACAGGCTTGCATAGATTCTTTGCTATGTATTGCCACATACCATCGTACAGTATACAGAACCTGCAGGTCCGAATATGATAGAGCGCTTCACGCACCGGTGTACGATATGTTAATTCTACTAGATCAAAACCTTTCATCTCTAGGAGATGAATGATTTCATCCCAGTGATCGTTTGTGAAGATTCTTTTCCAGCCACGAGGTATGTCTTTGTTAAATAAAGGGCGCCAGAAGACAACTTTGTTCTCGACAGGTTCACACCAAATATCTTTTCGAAACACCCAAGAGGGCAGACCTTCAAGCACAGCGGTTGGCGAACGGCGACGCTGAAAGCCTCGATGTCGTATTCGCTGCAGTTCTTTGTCGTCTGTATTGAAAAGATGGTTCATATGAACAGCATCTTTATCATAATAGAAGTTGTGTAGATAATCCGCGCGTTCTATGATTGTTTCGGGATCTTCGAAGTGATGCAAATATTGCTCATCGTGTTCCCAATAGACATTCATTGTGACATAGGGTACGTCACGGCGCTTGCGCATTAGATGAGTCATCATATGCACAGCATTCAGACCAAAAAGAATATCCCCAACACCCGGCGTACCTCTCCAGTCGACTTCAGTTGCTTCAGCCGGAAAGAGGTATGCCAGGTTTTTTAGGGGCTCATGATATAGTTCAAATTTCACATTAATATAGATTAGAGAATTTTTCTAACCTGTACTTCTCATAAAGTGTTTCATCTTCGTCAAAGCAGCGAGGGCGTTTATCACTAGCACTTGCTTTTGTTCTATCTAGGTATTGATTCTTGTGCTTGTTGCGCTTCTTGTTTCGGGAATCAAACCGACTATACTTTGCCATAACTAACGACCTTGACCTCGATAGCGCTTAAAACTGCGACGCTTGCTCTTGTTCATCGAAGAAGTCTTAAGCATTCCTCGACCGATTGACGTAGATTTGATGGTGGGTTCGGGGCGGGTAGGTTGCCCGACTTTGCTGGGTTTAGCCATGATTAATTACCAAGTCTCCTTTATCCATTCATCGTAGGGTAGAAAAGTCTTCATTTTGGTGGACCAAAACTGACAGTTGTACATCGGATGCTTTAGCTTCATACTGCCTCCAGTCGCTCCATCAAGCGTTCGGCTCGATTGGTGACTTGATTATACCACAAACTGTCGCGCCCTTCAACTGCTGCAGTTGCCCAATCGTGTGCTTCAAGTGCAGCATTGAACTTCTTGAACTTGCTCAGTCTCGGGCGACCCATGTTGAACATCATGTTAACCAAGACCTGCTGTACTTCGTCAGGGAATTCTCCAAACGCCCCTTCTCCGTATAGAGTGTAACACTCTCCGATGGCAGTTTCAAGGTCTCGGTCAAAACACGCCCGGACTCTTTCTTCACTAACTGGAGTTCCAACTGGTTGTCCGAATTCCTCGTCACTTTCTGTGATAAGATGACCGACTCCAAAAGTTGGGTAGCCGAGGTGATCATTGTAGATTTCATACACTACACCTTCGTCGATTTTAAGTTGCTCGTAAACTGCGTCTCTGTTCATTGTAGCCCCATCCACTCCTTTGTCATGATGTAGTCTCTTACAAGACCACTTCGTACAATGTCTTCCCATGTAAAATGAATAATTGAGAAGTTCCTAAGTTGCTCTAGAATATCTAGAAATTGATTAATGCCTTTCTTATCGTTCTCAGTCTTGAAGTCAGACTGATGATAATCACCGCAGAAGATAATCTTCGAACCCTGACCTACTCGTGTGATGATAGAGTCAAGCTCATGGAAGTTTAGATTCTGCATTTCATCAACAAGGATGATATTGTGATCAAATGTCAAGCCACGAATATACGAGGTTGACTCAAATGTCACATATTTATTATGTATAAGTTTATCATATGCTCGGTCGTCTTCAAATAGCTCAGCAGCAATTGCACGATAAGGGCTTGTGTATGCATTGAGTTTTTCTTCAATCGTACCAGGCAAATAACCTACGTCTCGTGTAGGTACGACTGAGCGAATGATTCGAAGCGATTCGTATGGTGTGCTTTTGTCCATGACTTCTTCAAGCGCAAGATACATGCCAAGAAAGGTCTTACCTGTACCTGCGGTGCCTACAAGAGCCATGTGATCACCATCACGCCATGCATCAAATACTTCTTTCTGATGTTCGGTAATGGGATCGATAGTAACTAGATCGTCGATGCGAATATTCATCGACTCGCCATTCTGTTGTTTTCTTGTCATTGTCATAGCTTAATTGTGTTAGCGACTTGTCTACCTGCTGCTTTTTGAATGCTCTTCAAATGACTTTTCCAACTATCGGGTGTTTTATTAACAATGTTGCCTGTGTGTGTAACGAGAGCAGCGCCACCAATGATTTGCTCCCATTCACCTGATTCTACAAGTGCTTGCATTTCAGCAATCTTTAGCATCTTGTCTTCTACTTCTCCTGTCTTCTTATTTTTCATCGTATATAATGGCATTTTAAATTCCTGTAAATCCAAAAAAAGTGAGCCCCGAAACCGAGGCTCACCATTAGATGTGGATCACCCCCTTGCGCGAGATTCTACCTGAGATATTGCTGCGTCTAAAAATGATTGTCGTTTAGCAATCTTGTGTGCTATCTCAGTTTTACCTCGTTTGTTCAGTTTATGAATGTAATGTCCAAGTTCTCTAGAATCTTTCTTCAATCGCTCAAGTTGATTGGATTCGACCATAGGCGCTCCTTACTATACATCTGTTTGTTTTACTTGGATCATAATTAGTCTTGGATCAACTGCGGAAATGCCTCCTTAACTAGACTCTTGGTCAATCCTTTCAAAGGGCTTTTTTTGTTGATCATAGATACTAATAGTTCAGCATCTTTGGGGTGTATCGCCTCAAGTATGTCAATGAACATACGCTCGCGACGAATAGGGTTAAGTCTGTTGCTCTCGCGCAGACCTTTTACGAAATATTTAAAGTTACGGTGCTGTCTTAGAAGTGTCGAAGGATAAGACTCTTCATTATTAGGTGTGTAGGGAGGTGTGCCACCAGGTAGATTCCACTGGATGGTTTCGTCGAACGTCCCTCTCAAAACATCTAGAAGAGGCATGATTTCGTTTTTTTGTAGAACTGCAATCTTGTCTTTTTTTGTTTTAGCATTCTCTACTTTTTCCAAGATTTCGAATACTTCTAGTTTCCTTGCAGATACTGCCATAATGATCACCTATATTATATACTCTGTTCCCTGACGCGGGGAGTTTTATTTTATCATGAATTTTGAGACTTGTCAATCTCTTCTTGCTTTCTGCCTTTCTTGGTCAATCCACTTTTTCGCCTTTGCATTCTCGGGTGGCTTGTTAGTGAACTTCTGCACATCGCGATAAGCACGAAGAGTTTCTTTCTGATAGTCTTTGCCTTGAGAGTTGTCGACTACAAGGAAGTTGTTCTTGCCAAACATCTGCTGGAAACGCCCAGTATTGCGCTGGACAGCTTTCCAGTATTTTTCGACTTCTGCATCGGGTAGAGAGCGTTCGCGCTGCCTATTGCGCTCCAGAGCCGTCTCCAGGTCAGTGTTGACGAAGATCATAGCCACATCATAGCCGAGCGCGCGCATGTTGATCGCTTGCTTTGCAATCTTGTCGGGATCTTTACCAGTACCGTCAACAACAATACCAAGACGACCAGTGATATAGGTTGCTTGCTTCTTTGCTGTCAGAGTCTT